GTGGCCTTCCTGTATTGCTGAAAGAATTTTAGAAGACCCTACTGTAATATTTTGAATTCCTTCTAAAACATCGTGTAATTTATTATATACATCTCTTGCGTCTATAGGATTATCCGCCCAGCAGTCAAATTGAACAGACGGATCTACCACATCAGGAACATTAGGATTAGAATCGCCACCACGAGTAAAAAAACTTATAGCAGGTAAAGTCGCATTTTCTGGCAGCCGAGGACAATAAATTCTTGGAGTAGCTCCTCCTATAAGAGTCGTTAAAGTCCCGCAAGTTACTAAATAAGCTCTGATAACTTTATTCACATCAGGAGTTGTCATTTTAACCTTCTTTTTATTCTGAGGGGAAGTTTTTTATAATGTCTGTCGTATGCGGGTCTGAAATAAGGTCTTGCCGCCATCTTATAAGTTCCCACTTCCAAATATCCGCCATAACCAGATGTTGAATAAATTTTACCTATTAGACCTTTAGCTTCGTATTTTATAAGACGCCTGTTAGTACCGCCTTCTATTTTAGCAACGGGACTTCCCTTTATAACATCTCCAGCCATATCAACAATAAGGTCTTTAAGTCCTTCCGCAGAAGCCCTGTTTACTTTATTATTAACTTCTTTTATTTTTAAGTTAGTTTTTACTGAAATTTTTAGTTTCATTCTACCCTCTTTAGAAAAGCTTCTACATGGTGCTCACCTGTGCCATCTTGTCTTTTCACTGAAGAAATGACTTCGTAAGTTTCACCATCCAAAACAACTCTATCCTGTTCTGTTATGTCCACATCTCCTAAAAATAATTGAAGGTCAACGATAACAACTTCAGCACCGATTTTAATTTCCCTGTTTTCCTTGTTTTTAGGAATTGACCACCTGCAAGGTTCGTCTACGAGATGGTCAGCCCAGTTATAAACAGGTTGCCCGTAAGTATCCGTTCCTGTAACTGTATGGCGTTTCACAGTACAAGTATTAATTAGTAAAGTCAAGTAGCTCATTCTTCCTCATCAGTAAAATTAAACGAACTCCAGTCAATATCAGGTTCATTAGAACTGTTTTCTCTATACCGTTGTGCAAGTGCCAATTTATTTGCTATCAGTTTCTTTACGTACTTGTAATCTCCAATGGTTTCACTTTCCGCAGTTTCCGATAACGAGGAAGCCCACGATTCAAGAGCTATTGCCGCAGCTAAATTAACAGAGTCAGAAGCCATAGTTAAAAAAGCCGTTATCTCTTCATCAGTAAAATGAGCATCAGCTATGTCAGTATCGTCAATTAATAGTCTTACCTTGCCTATATCGGTCGCTAAATCATAAGTTGCTGCCATAATTCACCTCCTATTACCAAGGGAATGCTCCATACTCTGGTACAGAAGTGCTAATTTCAACATGTTTTCCTATTGTTACACTAACTTCACAAGTATCTGCGTTTGTAGAAGCTGTTTTCACTCGTCCCCACAATTTCGCATTAGCAGGCATATCCTGACTTCTAACTTCTAATAATTCAGTAGCTCGTGCTATTGGAGTAGTAACTAATCTGATTCGCCGTTCTCCTGCTTCATCATTTGCCGCAGGTTCGGCTGCCGTAGTGCTATACCCTAATTGAATTAGATAAGTAGTAGCAGCACTTACAGCTTCTATAATCAAGCCAACAATCTCGTATTCAAAAGGAATTGTATTTAACGGAACTATCTCAACCCAATTCCCGAATGTATTGACAGCCGCATTTGCGGTTAAAGTTATTGCAGAGCTAACATCCTGCGGATATACACGGGTTCTTGAATGATTACAGCTTTCCGTAGCAGCAATATCACTTAAAACTATGCTTACATCCGTTGGATTGTTTATCATTATCTTATTCCTTCACTAACCGTTAGGTTTTTGCTCCCGCTTGTACAGATAGCATAAATCGCACCCAAATATATGTTATCGCAATTTATCTCATAACTTCCGCCAGCTGAATTTAATCTAATTCCCTGATTCATAACCGCAGCATTTCCACGGGCAAGATATATCACTTCGTCACTATCATTTACAAGTACTAAATCAGTTCGTCTTGGATTAGCAGCTACTACTAAAGTGCTTGCCGCTCCAACCGTTACTTTTGTATCCGTTGCTGTTAAAGTTTGCCATGCTAAAGGTAAAGGCATAATAACCTCCTTGTAAGGCAGGAGTCTTTAAACCCCTGCCTATAATTTTAACTAATTAGTCCGATCCTCCCATGTAAGTTGCTCTGAAATCAAGTGTCGTTCCACCGAATACATGTCTTACACGATAGAATACATTATCAGTTGCAAAGTCCAGGTCTTTCGTGTCCCCTAAGACGAGCAACCTCAAGAGCCGCAATATCTTTTGGGTCTGCAAACAAATACCAACCTGTAGTACCACTACCAGTCGTATCTATAACCGGCAGATAAGGGTCAACAATCAATTGTAATCCCATTTGAGATACAACATTTGTTGTTGGATAAGGCGTAGCAGCACCGCCAGCGCTTTCTACCCACATCTTTGTAGCTGAAGTCAGAATTTGACGAGCTGTCATTTCAAGAGCAGGTGGTACCACAAGATATTTCATCCTGTTCATAATAGGTTCGCCGTTTGCATCTGTCATCGCAGCCATTGTTTCTAAAGCAGTTTCAAGATTCGCAATAGTTAAAGCATTAGTTGATCTATTTCCCTGCCCGCCTGCAGTTTGGTAAAGAGTCGCATTATCAGCATAAAGCCCTGTTACGATTCTGTGTTCTGTTCTCGTTGCAGCCATGCCAAACCTTCGTGGTGTGTCAGTTAAAGCACCTAAATCGTCATTAATTAGAGTTTCCCAAGAAATATCAAACTGACGCCCGTATTTCTTGACTGCTATTTCATACTTTGCTTCGTTTCTTTCACTTGCCAGATATTCGCCTTTCTCTCCAACTTCGGCGAGATACTGGTCTCCGCCCGTAATTGCAAACCTGTAAGCAGTTTTAAAGTCTTTGACGGTTGACTGCCTTACAAATGCTTTCCATACGGGATCAACTGCTTTGTAGGCAGCTAAAACCTGTCTATCTAAAACATCACCGAACAAATAAGGAAAGTCAGAAGTCGTTAGAGCTTCTTTTATTAGATATTCTCTTTCGTGTTCTTTGAGTCCCTTTGCGTTGGTTAAAAGGTCAACTGTTTCCTTTAACCGAGTTTCCCAACCCTCAGGTCTCTTGTTTTGAATTGGATGGTAACCATCCCAATCTTCCATTAATTTTATGAAATCCATCATTATCCTCCTATGTTAATTTTTATTATATTATGCCCATTCGAGAACTACCGTAACTACAGCATCAGCTAATGATGTTGCAGCTCCAGCAGTAACGATTAAGCGCAATTCATCGCCATCAACCAGTTCTTCTTCTCCACTCGATACAGCCGCCAGAGTAACTGGCGTATTTATTGTGCTTTCTAAATCCCAGCCAGTTGCAAGTACTACATTTCCACTGCCAGCAGCTTCACCGGTATTGCATTTTTCAACGTTCAGAGTACCAGCTTGCCCTGCTACCGTACCATGAGCTTCAATCGCCTCAATAACCTTACAAGCGTGAGGCGCAATAAAGAACCCTTTTGCAACATCGGCAGCTCCAAAAGATGGCATACTCACCGTAAACTTCTGGCCTACCGGATAATCTGCATTGACAGGGTCTTGATGAACTTTTACAGCAATAACTCCAGTAGCCCCTGCTCCCACGACACCTAAAGCAATACCAAACGGTACTTGAGTATTAATGTCGGTAATCTTGCTAATCACGGCAGTTGTGGTATTGATGTATAAACGGTCTCCACCAGCAACAGCGCTATTTCCAGCGTCATCTGAACCAACTACGCTTAATCCCCAGATGCCCTCAGTGTCAACAGCAATTAAATCAGTTGCGGCTGCGGCACTTTTAAAAGCCACACCGACTGCTTTTCCTGATCCAATAAGAACAGGATCACCTTTATCAACTAATCCGTCCGTATGGCTTGGATGAGTTAATTCACTTTCTAATACAGTAATATGTCTACCTTCATAGGTAGAAGAAATTTCATCTCCTGCAGTATATCCATCTACTGCTTTATAAACTCCAAATGTAGGCATTATTTACCTCCTATAATTTTTTTATTTTTTAATTCCTATTTTTTAATTCTTTCATAATTTATTTTGACTGACTCCACCAATCCCACCAGAACCAGATCCAAGGTACACCCATCCAATGAACTTTTACCGCTATAACATCAGTTTCACCAGAAGCGATAGTCTGAAGTGCATACCCCATTACAGCCCAAGCGTCAGTTGGATCATCAGTAACTATTCCATCTGCGGTTATAAATATCGCCTGTCCTACTACTATCGGATTAACAGCAACTACTGATAGCCGCCAGATTCCTTCAGTATCGACAGGAATATTTTCCGATGTCGAAGTCGCAGATTTTAAGGCAATACCTACCGCATCCCAAAAAGCAACGGGCTGTCCTTTCTTTACAAGTCCATCACCTAAGTCCTCGTGAATGAGTACAACCTCTTGCACATAAACATGTCGACCTTCGGCAGTAGAAGAAACTTCCTCTCCCGCAGCACGATTCGGGTCGTAGTAATGGTTAACACCTACTTCTGCTTCTTGACTCGGTCCATCAATCATAATTTATCCCTCAGCAGCTATCTTAGCTTCCTCGTCAGACATACCAAGTTTTTTAAAGGACTCCATGAGAGCTTTCTTGTTTTCTTCTGTCTTTGATTCTTTTGTATGCCCTAAATCCTTAACTTTGCCGGCTTCCTGAATAGCAGCAATGTAATCTTTTTCAGCTTTGATTGCTTCTTCTATTCCTTCCGCTGATTCAGCATCCTTGAACTTTTCTAAAATTCGGGCTTTTGCAGGTTCAGGTAGTTCGGCTTTGCTTATAGCTTCGTCTATTAAAGACTTCGCCTCGGCTATCTTTTGTGCCTTCTCCACTTCCTCCATTTTAGTTTTAAGTTCATCACGCTCTGTTGTCAATTTCTTAACTTCTTCTTCTAATGCCATTGTCTTTTTTACCTCCTTGATTAGTTTTGACTTGGTTTCGTCTTCAATAACTTTTACCAAGTCGGGTCGCAATTCTCTTAATTGCTCAATTTCAATTAAATCTACATCTCTACGTTCTACTTCATAAAAATCTACTGAACCGCCAGCTCCGGGTTCAGTTACAAAA